AGGTTCATTAAGGCTGATCGTTCAGACGATGAAAGAATCTTACAAGGGCTAACGATGAGCATCATCACCATAGACTTCGAGACGTACTACTCGCAAGAGTTCAGCCTGACCAAGATCACGACGGAGGAGTACGTACGCTCGCACGAGTTCGAAGTAATAGGCGTATCGGTACAAGTGGACGATGCCGAGCCGGTCTGGTTCAGCGGGACGATGGCAGACACCGAGGACTGGTTAAAGCAGTTTGACTGGGAGAAGTCGCTTGCACTTGCGCACAATGCGATGTTTGATGCGGCGATCCTGACGTGGTGCTTTGGTATCAAGCCAAAAGGTTGGTTGGACACGCTGTCAATGGCACGTGCACTGCACGGCACCGATGTGGGTGGGAGTCTAGCTGTGCTTGCGCAGCACTACGCGCTGGGTGTGAAGGGTGAAGAAGTGATCGCCGCCAAGGGGCTTCGCCGACTACAGTTCCCAGAAGATCAGTTAGCTCGGTACGGCGAGTATTGTAAGAACGACGTGGCGCTGACATACGCACTGTTTCAACGTATGGCACAAGTGTTCCCCGCGAAAGAACTCAGGCTGATTGACCTGACAATTCGTATGTTCTCTGACCCTGTGCTGAAGTTGGATACGGGCGTCTTGTACTCAATGCTGAAGGATGTACAAGCGAAGAAGACCGAGCTACTTAACGCCGTGACTATGGTGGACAAAGATCAGCTCATGTCCAACCACAAGCTAGCTGCGACTTTCAGACTCTTCGGTGTAGAGCCACCGATGAAGATTAGCGCCACAACTGGCAAAGAAACGTATGCGTTCTCAAAGACGGACGAAGCGTTCAAAGCTCTGCTAGAGCATGAAGACCCCCGCATACAAGCCATAGCGTCTGCGCGGTTAGGCATCAAATCCACGCTGGAGGAGACCCGCACTCAGAGATTTTTGGAGATCGCAGATCGCGGTTCGCTACCGGTGCCCCTACGCTATTACGCTGCTCACACTGGTCGCTGGGGCGGTGACGACAAAGTCAATCTGCAGAACCTGCCCCGCAGTTCGCCGATAAAGAAGGCGATCAAAGCACCCGAAGGCTACATGTTGGTGGACTCAGACTCTTCTCAGATCGAAGCGCGTACGCTCGCATGGCTTGCAGGAGAAGACGCTCTGGTGGCGGCGTTCGAAGCTGGTGAGGATGTCTACAAGATCATGGCTTCTGCTATCTACAACAAGCCAGTCACCGACATCACTAAAGACGAACGCTTCATGGGTAAAACAACGATCCTTGGTAGTGGCTACGGGATGGGGGCCAAGAAGTTCCGAGTGCAGTTAAGGAATTCGTTAGTGGAGATTGAAGAAGCCGAAGCCGAGCACATCATAAACACCTATCGGCAACGCTACCCCAATATAGTTTCGCTATGGAAAGAGTCACACAAGATTTTGGACGCCATCATCGCCAACCAGCACACTCAGTTTGGACGTGGCGGGCTGTTGAAGGTAGAGGGTAACAAAGGAATTCTGCTGCCGAATGGGCTGCACCTACGGTACCCCAACCTGCGCAAAGAGAAGAGTGCCGAGGGGAAAGAGGAGTACGTCTACGATACGAAGCGCGGCAAGCAGACTATAGCTACCCGTGTATACGGCGGTAAGATAGTGGAGAACGTCTGCCAAGCACTCGCCCGAATCATCATCGGCGATCAGATGCTAATGGTGGCAAAGAAGTATAAAGTAGTGATGACGGTGCACGACGCGATCTGCTGCATCGTCCCAAAAGAAGAGGTTCAGACAGCCAAAGAGTATGTCGAACTTTGTATGAGACTAAGGCCCGAGTGGGCCCCCGATCTACCCCTTAACTGCGAGGCAGGTTATGGAAAAAGCTATGGCGATTGCTAGCCCCGTTGACTACTCATACCCCATGTTGATGGCTCAGAAAGCTCTTAAGGATGCGCACGAAGCCGTACTGAAGAAGGATTTCGACGTAGCCATAGATCAGGCGTTCAGCGCAATGGTCGAGACCAAACTTATGATCAACGCAATCAAAGAAATGCGGAGGCTATATAAGTGAGTCTGGTCTGGTCCTTTAGTAGCCTCAAGACGTTCCAGCAATGTCCAAGGAAGTACTATCACACCAAGATAGCCAAGGACATTTCCGAGCCTGACACTCAGGCTACGTTGTACGGCAAGTCTGTGCACACTGCTGCGGAAGAATACATCCGTGACAGCAAACCTTTGCCTAAAAAGTACGGTTACATGCAGCCCGTGCTTGACCAACTGAATAGTCTGGACGGTGACAAACATTGTGAGGTTCGTCTTGGGTTGCGAAAAGACCTGACTACCTGCGAGTTCAACGACAAAGACGTGTGGTGGCACGGTATTGCTGACTTGGTAGTCATTAACGAATCCAAAGAGCTTGCGTATTCTGTGGACTACAAAACCAGCAAAAGCTCCCGGTATGCCGACGTTAAGCAGTTGGATCTGGTAGCTGTGGGGTTGTTCGCAAAGTTTCCCAAGGTCAAACGGGTTAAGTCTGCTCTTTTGTTCGTAGTCAGTAACGAGATGGTGAAGGCCGAGCACCACGCCGACAAGATCAAGAACTACATTGAAGCCCCCGCCAAAGACGTAGCCCGTATCGAAGCTGCACTGGGTAGCGGAGTATGGAATCCCGTGCAGGGGCCGCTGTGTAAATTTTGTCCAGTTAGATACTGTGAGTTCAATAGGAGCTAGTTATGCCCTACGTAAACAAACCTAGGCCGTATAAAAAAGAGTACGAGCAATATGACGGCACACCCGCCGTGAAGAAGAAACGAGCTGCGAGGAACAAAGCCCGCCGAATGCTGGAGCGAGAAGGGCTTGTGAAGAAAGGTGACGGCAAGGATGTTGATCACAAGCAGGCTCTGAGCAAAGGTGGTACGTCAACTCGCTCTAACCTCAGAGTCAAAGCCGCATCCGACAATCGTTCCTACCCACGTAACAGCGACCGCACACCGAAATGACATTAGATGAATACGAGTGGCCCAGACCGATGGGCCTAGAACCGTTCGCGCATCAGAAGCAAACGTCAGAGTTTTTAGTGAACAACCGCAAAGCGTTCTGCTTTAACGAGCAGGGTACGGGTAAGACAGCGTCCGTTATCTGGGCTGCGGACTACCTGTCAACGCTTGGCGTTATCAAACGAGTGTTAGTGATATGCCCGCTCTCGATCATGAAGTCGGCATGGCAGCGGGACTTGTTTCAGTTCGCCATGCACCGCACTGTGTCGGTGGCTCACGGGAGCGCAGCCAAACGCAAAGAAATCATCGAGACTGGTGCCGAGTTTGTCATCATCAACTTTGACGGCGTCGGCGTGGTTAAGGATACGTTGGCGAGTGCAGGGTTTGATCTGATCGTAGTTGACGAGGCATCCGCTTACAAGAACGCCCAGACTGATCGTTGGAAAGATCTGCGAGACCTATGCCGTGTAGTCAAAGGTTTGTGGATGCTGACGGGTACGCCAGCAGCGCAGTCCCCAGTAGATGCGTATGGGCTAGCCAAGCTGGTCAACCCAACCGGCGTGTCTCCGTTCTTCGGGCAGTTCCGTGATCTGGTGATGACCAAGATCACCCAGTACAAATGGATACCAAAGCCGAATGCCGACCGGATCGTGCACAAGGTGCTACAGCCAGCGATAAGGTTTGAGAAGGCCCAGTGCCTAGACCTGCCGCCTGTCACCCACATGTTCCGTGATGCACCGCTCACCCCGCAACAGTCTGCGTTCTACAAGAAGCTCAAGACAGACATGTTGATCGAAGCAGCCGGTGAAGAGGTCTCCGCAGTCAATGCAGCGGCTAAGATCAACAAGCTGCTCCAGATTTCATGTGGCTCGGTCTACACCGACACTGGCGAGGTAGTAGACTTTGATGTCCGCAACCGACTGAACGTAGTGCAGGAAGCCATAGAAGAGGCAAGTCACAAGGTGTTGGTGTTCGTGCCCTTCACGCATACGATTGATCTGTTGCGCAGACACCTAGAGAAGAACAAGATCACTTGCGAAGTCATCAACGGCGACGTAAGCGTCATCAAACGCAGCGACATAGTTCATCGCTTCCAGACCAACAACGCTACGAAGGTGTTGATCATTCAACCACAAGCAGCCTCGCACGGACTTACCCTCACGGCAGCTAACACTGTTATATGGTACGCGCCTGTTATGAGCGTAGAGACATACCTACAAGCCAACGCCCGCATAGACCGACCCGTTCAGAAAAACAACATGACGGTCGTGCACATCAAGGGTAGCCCCATCGAACACAAGCTCTACACGATGCTGCAAGACAACATAACGAACCACAACAAACTGGTCGAGTTGTACCGAGATGAGTTCGAGGAAGAAGAACTCTTGACAGTGTAAACAAATCCGCTATAATAGCGGTCCAACCCAAGGAGCTAACATGGACGCACTGGACGAAGTTCAGGCGGGGGAGGAGACTCTCCCTCTTGACAAACTGACTGAAGCCTACATAAAGATCAGAGACGCTCGGTCTGTGATCAAGAACGAGTACGAAGCGAAAGACAAGATACTGCAAGAACAAGCGGATGTCATCGAGCAGAGCATGCTCGATGTATGCAAGAAGATGGGAGCTGATAGCATCCGCACACCTCATGGCACGATTGTTCGCTCAGTTAAATCACGGTACTGGACGAACGATTGGGATTCGATGTATCAGTTCATTCGTGAACACGATGCGTTTGCCTTGCTGGAGAAGCGCCTTCACCAGAGCCACATGAAGGAGTTCCTATCAGAGAATCCAGACCTGCAGCCTATGGGTCTGAATGTAGAAAACGAGTACACCGTGGTTGTTAGACGTTCCAAATGAGGACATTAGAGATGAGCAACATTTCCGTAATCGACCAGAACCTTCCCGACTTCCTGCAAAACGCCGGTGTTAGCGCACTGACAAAGCAGCTCGCAGGTCGTACGGGCGTAGCCCGAATCGTGCCCAAGAACGGAATCTTCCGTAAGGTAGTCGGCGGCGAAGAGATGGGCAAAGCCAAGGGTCCACTCAACGCTATCGTGGTGAACGCATCTCCGCATGTGGGTCGTATCTTCTACATGAAGACGTGGTCTCCTGATGCCGAGCCGACTGCACCTGACTGCTTCTCGAACGATGGTCGTGCCCCTGATGCTGGTTCAGCTAACCCGCAATCGGATCGGTGCGATACTTGTCCGCAGAACATCAAGGGCTCCGGTCAAGGGCAATCCAAGGCATGCCGTTACTCTCGCCGACTGGCTATCATGCTAGAGGAAGACTTCGGTACGGCGCTGGAAGGTCGTGTGTATCAGATGAACTTGGCGT